CATATAGTGTATAATTACACCCTATGGGTATCTTCTCGCGTAAGCCAGCAGTCATTGAAGCGCAATACGCGCCATCCGTCATGGGCGAGAACCTACCCACCCTTTACAATGCAATAATCCCACGCGTTTCTCGTCATGACGCTATGACCGTTCCATCGGTAGCTCGCGCACGTAACTTGATCTGCGGCACAATTGCAGCGATTCCATTGGAGTATTACAAGACTTCAACAGGTGAAGAAATCCCTGCGCCTCGATGGATTAAGCAATTAGCAAAGAACCAGCCATCTTTCGTAACCCTTTCATGGATTGTAGATTCACTTCTATTCTATGGCGTCTCTTACTTGCTCGTTACTGAGCGATATGCAGAAGATGGACGCCCTAGCGCGTTTGAGTGGATTGCTAACGTGCGCGTTACATTCACTACAGACACATACGGACTACAGGTTACCCAGTATTACATTGACGCTAACCCTGTCGATATGAACGACATTGTAACTATTCAAGGATTCGATGAGGGCGTTCTAGATCGTGGCTCTCGCACTATTCAGGCGGCTATCGACGTAGAACGCGCAGCAGCAGTTAATAGCGCAAACCCACAACCTGCCGGATTCCTCAAGAACTCAGGGGCAGACCTACCAGCAGCAGAGGTTCAGGGACTCATAGCAGCTTGGAAGCGCGCTCGCCAGAATAACTCAACTGCTTACCTCACCAGCACACTTGATTATTCTCCAATCGCGTTTAGTCCTAAGGACATGATGTATAACGAGGCGATTCAGAACCTATCTACTCAGGTTGCTCGCCTTATGAACGTCCCAGCGTATTACCTTTCTTCTGAGATGAACCAGAGCATGACTTACTCCAACGTTCAGGATGAACGCAAGTCTTTCTTGGCTAACTCACTCCAGCCTTTCATCTCTGCTATCGAAGCGCGCCTTTCAATGGATGATATTTCAACCGTTGGTCATGAGGTGCGTTTCGATATCGACAAGAACTATCTACGCACCGAGCCATTGGTCGAACTTCAAGTAATCGAGAAGTTGCTCCAGTTGCAGCTCATTACAACTGAACAAGCAATGGAAATGACCGACATGACTCCTAACGGAAATACAGGTATGTAATGGAACAGTTAATTATTGAGGCATCCTCTATCGAATGCTCAGAAGAGCGTCGCGAAATCTCCGGCAAGATTGTGCCGATGGGAACAGGTGAGGTAGGGCATACCAACCTCGGTGGCGTGGTATTCGAGGCAGGATCTATTGCTATTGAAGATCCAACAAAGATTAAACTCCTCAGCCAGCACGACATGAAGAAGCCAGTAGGTCGCATGGTATCTGCAGAGGTTAAGGAAGATGGTATTTACGCAACCTTCAAGCTCTCACGATCATCCGGTGGCAACGATGCCCTCGTCATGGCGCAGGAAGGACTCGTTAGCGGTCTTTCAGTAGGTGCAGAAGTTATTGCATCAAAGCCAAGCCGCAACGGTCATATCGTCGTATCAGCGGCAAAACTCAAAGAAGTTTCCCTAGTAACAGAGCCAGCCTTTAAGTCTGCTCAGGTGCTAGAGATTGCAGCAGAGGAAGTCATCCCTGCTGAACCAACTCCAACAGAAAGCGAGCCAGTCGTGGAAGAAACCACACAGGTAGAAGCTCCAGCAGTTGAAGCAGCAGCAGTCGAAGCGGCTCGCCCAACAGTTGCAGCATCACATTACGTCAAGGAGCGCACAGCTCCAATCACATCTGCTCAGTACCTTGAGGCTTCAATAAAGGCTGCTATGGGCGATGACTCAGCACGTCGCACAGTCCTTGCAGCAGATGATTCAACATCAACTAACACAGGTCTTACACTTCCTCAGCACCTCAACGAGTTCGTAACAACAACTTTCACAGGTCGCCCAGCATTCGAGGCAGTAACACGTAACGCTCTTCCAGCAGCAGGAATGTCTTTCACAATTCCTAAGCTTGGAACTGCTCCAACAGTTGCAGACACAGACGAAGGCGCAGCACCTTCTGAGACAGGCATGACTTCTACATACGACACAATCACAGTAAATAAGTTTGCTGGATTGAACCGTATTTCTTGGGAACTCATTGACCGCTCATCACCTGCGTTCATGGATCTTCTCATGACTGAACTTCGTAAGGCATACGAGGCTGCAACAGACTCTGCACTTATCGCAGCATTCACAGCTTCTGGTACACAGGCTACAGGCGTTGCTGCAACTGCAGCAGGTCTCCAGTCATTCATCGCTACACAGGCTGCAGCAGCATACAAGGCAACAGGCGGAGACTACGCTAACAAGCTTGTCGCATCAACAGACCAGTGGGCTGCTATCACAGGATACGCAGACACAACAGGTCGCGCACTCTACTCAGCACAAGGTCCAACATACAACGCATCTGGCGCAGTAGTTCCAACTTCTGTAGTCGGTAACGTTCTTGGAACTCAGCTCATCGTAGATCACAACATTGCTACATCAGGCATCGTTGATGAGTCTGCATTCCTCGTAGCACCTGGCTCAGTACAGGTCTGGGAGTCACCAACAACACAACTCCGCTTGAACGTTCTTACATCAGGTGAGTTGGAAATCGCTCTCTACGGATACCTCGCAATCGGTGTTCTCAAGGGTGGCGCAGGCGTTCGTCGCTTCAACCTCGTTTAATCGAGACACATTAGAACGGCTGGGGGCGAGTGCCCTTCTCGCTCCCAGCTCTTATGAAAGGATAAAGAATGTCACTATGCACAGTTAGCGAGCTTCGTACTGCTCTCGGTGTCGGCACTCTTTATGCGGATAGTACGCTTCAAGAAGTATGCGATGCCGCGGATAATTGCCTTCTCCCTTTCATATGGGCTAACACTTCTTTCGGAGTAGGGCATAGCAACACCGCCAGCACAGGTACTACCTACTTCGATGAGCCAACTAAGGACGTGTTCTACGTTGGTCAAACTGTAGTTATCTCTGGCATGGGGTCAAAGCATAATGGATCTAAGACAATCACCTCAGTTGGCGAGTATTCAATTACTTATGCTATCTCTGGCAATAACAATACTGCGACCGTTTATCACCCAGTCAATCCTTATGGCACAGTAGCAGCAGAGACATACCTAGACCCTGCGACAGTTCCAGCAATTCAGGAAGCTGCGTTAATGATAAGCATTGACATCTGGCAGAGCCGCCAAGCGCCTTCATCCGGTGGCGTATCTATCGACGGTTACACACCTAGCCCATACCGCATGGGCAATACTCTTATGGCTCGCGTACGTGGCTTACTTGCTCCATACCTAGACCCTCGTTCGATGGTGGGCTAATGACTGCCATAACAACCCTCAGAGCTTCTATAGCGACCTCTCTCGTAGATAACTCGCTTTACTCAGTATTCTCTTTTCCACCTGCTACACCTATTGCCAACTCAGTTATTGTGACTCCAGCAGATCCATACATTGAACCAAGCAATAACCAAGAGGCAGGAATTGCGCCTATGGCTAACTTTAAAATTTCAATTCTTGTCCCACTATTGGACAACGAGGGAAACCTCAACGGCATCGAGCAGATGGTCGTGGCAGTATTTAACAAACTGGCGGCATCTTCTATTAAGTACCGCATTGGGTCAGTCAGCGCGCCTAGCGTGTTGCCTATCCCATCTGGAGACTTGCTAACTTGCGACATTGCAATTAGCACACTAACGGAATGGAGCTAATCGAATGGACGATTGGACAAAGGAACAAGCCGATTTCCTAATCAAGATCGGTCAGCTTCCACCAGCAACACCAGCAACAAAGACAACTACTAAGAAAGACGAGGAATAAGCCGTGGCAGTATTTCTGAATAATGGAGTAGTTCTTACTGTTAATTCGGTAGACCTCTCAAACCATGTTACAGCAGTAACAATCAACCGCTCATTCGATGAGCTTGAGGTTACAGCGATGGGTGACTCAGGTCACAAGTTCGTTAAGGGACTTGAGGCTTCATCTATCACTATCGACTTCCTCAACGATACAGCGACAGCGAACGTTCTCCAGACACTTCAAGCTGCATGGGGTACAAACGTCGCAGTAACAGTTAAGCAGACTTCTGCATCAACATCTGCGACTAACCCTCTTTACTCTATGACCTGCTTGGTGAACAACACCACAGACATTAACGGTTCAGTAGCAGACCTCTCAACACAGTCTGTAACTTGGAACGTATCAGGTACAATCGCAATAACAACAGCTTAATAACAAAACAAAGGGGCAAAACATGGCAAAGCTAAAGGTAACAAGGGCAGACAATTCCGTACAGGAATTCGAGATTACTCCGCTCATCGAGTATTCATTTGAGCAGTTTGCCAAGAAGGGCTTCCACAAGGCACTAATAGAGGATCAGAAGCAATCTGACGTTTATTGGTTGTGCTGGGAAGCAATCCGTCGCTCTGGAGAAACCGTCCCACCATTCGGTGAGAAGTTCCTAGAGACAATTAAAGGGGTCGAGG